TATTGCCTTGGAGGCGGACAAACCCCGTGCTGTCAGGAACATCAACGCCATTCTTGCGAAGCCAAAGCCAGACCAGACCTGTACCGCCTGACGTTTTATCCAACTGCGCGGAGAACTGAATATTGTAGATGTTTGGGCGGTCGACGTAGATGCGCGACGTCGGGCTGCCACGGGTAACGCCGAACGACAGATCAGTCGTGTTAAACGTCATGGCGTACGCGGTATTGATGGCCGCTGCCGTCTGCGTTGTGGTGTCGTAGAACGAACCGTAGCGCGGTGTGCGGTACTCCCTGTGCGGCGGTGAGAGCGCCAGCGCCTGCAACTGCGTCTGCACGGCCGCCAGATCGTCGGCTGTCACCGACGGGATGGCGCTGTCGGTAGCCTGCGCAAGTGCGTTGACCTTAGCATCCACTTCCGCGGCGGCTGTGTTGCTGTCAGGGGTGCTTTCCAGCGCCTGCGCAGTCTCACCAAATACCGCGTCATAGGACGCCAGCAGCGACGCTGCGTCTGGCGCTAGTTCGACTTCGGCTTGGTTGTTCTGCGTCGCAGTCAGCAGCGACAGAAAGAAGCGATACCATTCACGGCTAATCGCGCCGGTCCGCGGGTCGAGAAAATCAACCCGTGGCGGCGTAAGATTGGTCGGATTGGTAATCGCCGACATCAGGCCCGCGTCCCGCTAAGGATCAGTTCAGCGCCCATGATGTAGATGCGCACCGGATCAGTACCAGACACCTCGTAGACGCGGTCGCGTATCTTCATCGTCGCGCCGAGGCGGCGCCAAATGGTACGCGTGGCCGTGCGGCCGATCTGGCCCATCGACTTCCAATGTTCGTTCGACCATGTGTGGCCGCCGTCATCTGACCAGCGCAGCATGACCTGCGGGTCGCTGCCTTGGCCAGTGTTCAACCCCACGCCGCTTTCGCAGTCTAGCTGCATCGAGTGCTGGACGGTACGTGCTAGGTTGTTAGCGCCGGTTGGCAGCGCACGCCACGACCGCAGCCACTTCTGCGGCTCACCGTCATCGGCGTACACGTTAAGGTCGAAGGCGTAAATTTTGCCGTTTTGGAAGTCGCCGATGACAGTCGTCGCATTAAAGAACATCTGGCTGTTGCCGCGATGACGGTTAAACTGACCGTTGGCGAACGACGCCCGTTCGTGCCATGCGCCGGTCGCCACGTCGAACACCCATGTCGTGTTGGCGGTCGGGAAGTTCAGCACGTAGAAGCTGTGGCCGTCCTGCTGGTAGGTGTAGCCGACGGCGTCCGACAGGTCAGGATACTCCTGCAACTGCCATTCAATCGCGTGCGTCGAGATGCGCTGGCCCATATAGCCAGACGCCCGAAAGACCATACCCTGACCGCGTGCGTCCTTGCCGAGCCAGTAAATCTGGTTGTCCATCTTAGCGACGGAGTAAGGGGCGGCGCAGCCGAGTTCGTTAAACGCGCCTTGGATACGCGCCAGCGGGAAGTCGATCAGGCCAGCGTTGTACCAGACTTCGGTTGAGTTGGTGCCATACACCCACACCTCGCGGTGATCGACAAAGATCGCCACGACGTTGTCGGGGTTGCCTTCGGCGCTGGTAAATTCCAGCGGGTCGACCTGCGTGCCGTCCAGCAGCGACGTCACCCAGATTTTCTGGCTGTTCGGCTCGTTGAACACGAAGTAGCCGTCGATGTAGCCGACCGTCACCGCGCCGGGGAAGTCTGGGTCGGTGATCTGCTGGAACACGTCCGTGCTGGCGTTGTAGATGTAGCCCTGCGGGTTGACCGCGACGAATAGCTGCGTGCCGTTGTCGGCCATGCTGACCGGGCCTGTGCCGGCCACGGTGCCCTTGGCTGTCGCGTTCCAGTTGCTGTCGATCTGGAACAGCGTCGGGCCGGACACGACGTAGCCGTAATTGCCGAACTGCCACATGCCACGGATCGGGCCGATGCCGACAGTGGCCAGACGGGTAAGCCCCGGCGCGCGCTGAAGGAAGGCAGGCTCCTTGCCTCCTTCCGGCACAACTTCCGGGAACAGATTTATCATCTGGTTGTCTGCGGCGTTGACGCTTCGAGCGACATACGCCGACCCTAGGATCGGCGTCTTCATCAGTAGTTGCCCGCGAAGATGTTAAAGCGCTGACGCGTGGCGACAATGCTGTACGGCATGGACATGATGTCGTCGGGGTTGTTGATGCGCTTGATGTTGCGCTTGGCCGACATGGCGATGCGGCGCACCTGCGCGGACGGCTCGACGCCAAACTCCGGTGCCATCTCGCAGGCCAGATTGTAGCGGAACGCACGCAGGTAGCCGGGCGGGAAGGTGAGGTCGGTCGCCAGCGTCGCGGGGCGCGTCAACTCTTCGACCGAAATAAAATGCCATTCCAGATCGCGCGTCGGGCGCGGGTAGACATACATCTCGACGTCGGGAAAGGTGTTGTTGACGAAGATAACCTGCGGGTATGTCGACGTCACGGTCTTGACCGCGATGCCGTTATACTGCTGCTGGTTGATGAATTTGATGCCGTAGCTGACGCCCGTGCCGGGGTCGCGGAAATAGGTGCTGTCGTCCAGCAGCACGGGGCGCAGACCAGCGAAGTCGCCGGTAGGGCCAAGCGTGCGCGACAACTGACCGGCCGGCCAAGTGAACACCTGATCCTGCGTCGCAAAGACCGACAGCCGCTCGGTGTTCCAGCTTTCGATCATCTGGTTCATGGCGTTGAGGGCGTCTTGCGACGTCTCGGCCGAAGGCACTTCGCCTTCAGCCAACATCCCTAAGAGCCGCAGTGAACCGTTGATGATGTCGCCGGCCGTAGTCATGGTTTATTCTTCCTGCGCTGCGCGGGTGCGGCTGCGTCGACGCGGAGCCGGTTCTTCTTCGACTTCTTCAGCCAACATAGCAGGATCGTCGATACGCGACCAGCCGTACATGCTGTCGTTAATCGCTTCTTCTTCCGAGATAGCGACCTTTGCGCCGTGAAGCGGGTGCGTCATGTAAATAACAGCCATAAGTACCTCATAAAACGGACGGGCCGAAGCCCGCCCATTATCTTAGCTGATTGCCATAAACTGCCACTTGGTGCCGTCCGCGTAGAACAGCTTGCCACGGCCGGTAGCATTCGTCGTAATGCCGAGCGAACCTACAGGTGCCGAAGTAGTGGTTGAGTTAGCGGTGATCGCCGTGCTAAGGATGTAAACACCTGCGCTTGCGTTGCCGGCAACCGCGCCGCTGCTGTCCGTGGATACGACCGAAGCTGCGCTCATCGTGCCGGTAACGGTGACGCTTTCAAATTCAGGATCGGCGTAAGCAACACCGACGGCTTTTGTGTTAGGCATGTTGACCTCCAAAAAAGTTGCCCCCGCCGTTAAGCGGGGGCTGTTTCATTACGAAACGCGGTAGATCGTGTACGCGCCTTCGCCAGTTTTGCGGAACCGGAACACGGCCGAAGTGTTGGCCGTAGCGGTTGCGCCGTCCTGAACGACTGCGTTGCCGACAATCGTGTTGCCCGAACCAGCGCTGAACGTAACGTCGTTGGCAGCATTGTCGCCAATGTTGATGAAGCTGACATCGAACGCCGAGTTAACGCTCAAGCTGGGGAAGGCTGCGTCGATCAGCGTAGCTGCCGGAAAGGTGTACGTGCCAGCGTCGGTGCCGCCGCTGTCCATCGTAACAATACCCTTCGACAAGTTAGCTGCCGTTACAGTGACCGTTGCGCCCGAAAGTGCATCGGGAGCGGTCTGGGGCGAAAAGCTGATTTCGTCGCGGTTGCCGTCGCCAATCTGATAACCGCCAGCGCCATTAGGAAGTGCCATAATTAATTCCTTTCAAAATTGCGGCCTTCGGCGAACCGAGGGCCGTTATCAGGTTAGCCCCAGAGACGGCAAGCCATCTGCGGACGGATCGTGCTGTAGCCGTACAGAACGTCAATACGGCAAGGCATACGGTCGTTGTTGATGTCGTACTGACGAACAACGCGCAGGCTGATACCGTTGTGGACGGCACGCGAAGCCATGTCGACGCCCTGCGGCATGAGCAGGTCGGCGGTGGCAAAGGTGATGGCGTCCTTGTGGTAAACGAGGTTTTGTGCGTACTGACCGCCCGAAGCGCCGACGAACACAACAGCCTTGCTGTTGCCCGGCAGTGCGTTGACGGTAGCAAGCGCGTGGCCGGCCGAGTAGATCGGGGCAACAGTGACGTTGCCTTCGCCCGACGAACCCAGCGTGACGTTAGCAAGAGCAACGAACTGGAACAGCGAACCAGTGCTTTCACGGGTCTGCGGGTTGACAGCAAAGCAGTCAGCCACGGTGAACACGTCGCCAGCCTTGATGGTGTCGCCGTTACCAGCGCCGGTGATGGCGATGGTGGTTGCACCTTCGGTGGTGACAGCAGCCGAGGTCGAACCGCCGGTAGCGTCGCGGGTGCCGCAGGTGAACTGTTTGATCGACTGCGACATGTTAATTTCTTCGAAACCAAGCACGCCCGTGCCCATCATGCCGTTCTTGAACTGCTTGCTGACGGTGTCGGTCGGATTGAACAGACCCTTCATGCCTTCGACGAGGCCAGCGTTGGCAGCCGGGTTAACGGTTGCGTAGCGCGGCGACATCACGGCAGCGTTTTCGTTCAGCTTCTGCTGGGCAGCCAGCAGGACAGCCGAAGTCGACGGCGTGGTGCCGGGCGTGCCGACAGTGTTACCGATGGTCAAGAACGCATTGGCGACGTCAGCGTCGATGCTGGCAGCAAGCTGCGAGATACGAGGCTTGAGTACGCGGTCTGCGAAGTCATCCAACTGCATGGTAAGTTCAGCGGTCGTGAAGTTCACGCCGATGTGCTTCTGGTTGGCGACGGTGAGCGTGGTGAACTGCTCGTTGTCATCCTGAACCTGAAGGGCAGCACCGTCGGTGACGAGTGCGCGGTCAGGCAGACGGATGCGCAGGGTGGAGCCAATCTTGGCGCCTTCGACGGCAAAGCTGTCGTCGTACTGGCGGTTGACGTTACGTGTGAGTACGAGGTTGTTCTCCAGAATTTCCAGAGCCTTCCGCGTAATCATGTCAATAGTAAGAATTGAATTCGACATGGTTATGTTCCCAAATTAGCGGTTTCGTTGTGCCTCGTACCGCTTGATCTGCCGTAGCCTTTCCGCTTCGATCCATTCCGACGTTGACATGGTCTTGGTAGACCGCGGGTCGGTAGTATCATACGCGGGCGTGCCGGATGCACGCGGCGTAACAGGAGCAATCGGCGCCGGGGCGGTCGATGTTCTGCGGACCGGAGGATTAGAAGACAGTGATGCCTCAATCTTACCGATTTCCTTGGCTTGCAAGATCGGGTTTAAGCGGGCGATACGGTCAGCTTCTTTGGGGTTGGAGCCGAGCCAATAAAGAAGGTCGGGGCCAACATCTGAAGCCTGTATGCTTTGAGCCATATATTCGGTGACGGGAAGGTTCGGGTTGTACGCGACTTGATCGAAGTCATCATACTTATCCCGCGCCGTCTCTTCACGGTCGAAATACTGCTCTTGCAGAGCCTGCGTCTCGCGCTGCGCGTCCCGTTGTGCGAGTAGCTGTTCGGCTTTGCGTTCGGCCAGAACCTCGGCGTAATCCTCATAGCTATCGAACTGTTCGGGAGAAAGGTCGTTGGGCGACACAGTCGTCCGTCTAGCTTCCTGTTCCGCAGCCCGTTGGGCTTGCTCTCGTTCCCACTTGCGCTGTTCTCTCGCAAGTCGCTTACCGACAATCGCGTCAAGTTCTTCTTGAGTGAAGGTTTTAGACGCATCCTGCTCGGCAGGCGTTTCCGGCGTTTCGGTTTCTACGGTTTCTGGAGCCGCCGTAGGTTCCAGTTCCGGCGCGGGTACTTCCGCTTCAATGGGGACGTTATCGTCCATGTGTATTGACCCTTTCAAGTCACCTGATGTGCCGCATCAGTACGGTTGTCGGCCAGACTACATCATTTGATGCAGTCTGGCAATCTGTGTTAATAATAGTAGCTGACGTTCAGCTTAGCACTGGCGGTCTGCTCAATAAATTTTATATTTGTAAGGTCACCATCATATTGAAGGGGAACGCCGACTGCTAAAGGCATACCAACAGATGCAGTTGGTGCCGTGTTATCGTCGCGCCAACGAACACCTTGCGTTTCTGCAACAATAAGCGCAAAAGTGGGCTGTTTAAGATTTCCCTGTTTGTCCTGTGTAGGTACGGTAAGATTAGTCGCAGAAGACAGCGATGTAATCTGCTGGTATCCCATGCACGCGGTGACTGCTTTAAGGTTCATAGCCATTAAAAATGTTTCCTTTCTGTAAACGACCGCAACGCGGGTGAAAATTCAATATCATAGTTAAACGGTATACCAAAATTCCACCCGGGGTTATTACCCGCGTCAATATTTCCGTTAGTGGTTGGTGCGTCCCATATAGCGCCGCCGGTTGCTTTTATATCCTGAATGGATGTATATGACACAGTATTGACCCCACTAGAGTCGCTCAATGTGGCCGCACTTCCTGCGCTACTACTTTTCAATGTAATCAAATTGCCAAGTGTTCCAGACAAGCTAAAATTTGAAACAGTTTGCGTTGTTCCAGATGTCAAAGATATTGTGGCAGGCTGCGTCGTGTTGGTGATATTCGAGAATGTGTTAGAACCAGTTATGGTCAATGCACCCGCTCCGCCCTGATTGAGCGTAGGCCACGCTTTACCTCCACCTTCAAATAACTTAGCACTAGCGCTTGTCATATTGATGGTAGCAGTGCCGGGAACAACGGTTAAACCAGCAACATTACCACTAGCGTTCCACGGAGAACTAGAAGCCGTCCAAACACCGCTGCCCATATTCAAGGTTTTAGTCCCCGCCGACAAGGAGAGAGTTGTAAAGCTGACATTATAGACATCTGCGTTAAAAGTTCCGCTGCTGATGACAAAAGACTTTTGCGTGCTGAAATTAGAGAGCAACGTCCATTCACCGCTACCAGCGGTCGCTCCCACCAGTATAACGCTATTTAGGAGAACGCCCTGTGTATCTATTGTATGCCCGGCTGTTGTTGCGTCCAGATAAATATCGCCGCTGAAAGCCCATGTTACTGTACTAGCCAATTTCATAGAGCCATAAACGCGGAGAATTGTAGTTCCCGTAAACGTGCCTGTGAAGCCTGTAAAATTAATATTACGGCATGGCCTTGTGAACAGCGCAGTTACAGTTACCGCTCCAGATGCGGCATCAAAATATACATCATCAGCACTCGTCGGTTCAGCTTGACCGCCAGCACCACCAGATGTCAACGCCCATTTTGTTCCCGCAGTGCCGTTCCAGTTATTTGTTCCACCCACCCAATAGCGATCAGCCATTAGTAAACACTCCTGTAAACCAGTGCTTTAAGCTGTGCGCCAGCTATGTCTATGGGAGCGCCAGTCCAGTTATGGAATGCAATCTGAACGGAATCAGCGGCGGAAGCTCTTGCCCACGCTATTGCGATACCATCTGGCAAAGCACTGTTAATCATTGGCACTACATAGTCGCCAACACTTGCTCCTGTAACTGTCAGTGTAGCAATGGCTCGACCATTAGCCGGAACACTAGTGGTTCCCAATGTAGTAAATCCAACCGAACGGAAACCGCTTGGGACTTGAGCCAAAGTACCGTTATTTAAAGCTTCATAAAACAAAACGCCGTTTTCACTTGTAATTCTTCCGCTTTCGGTGGCGGTTCCTGGCGTTTGAAACATAATCCCTTGATCTGAAATCCCAGTTGTCCAAAGCGTTGGTTGAGTAACAGGATCAACCGTAATAGGATACGTTGCAAAAGAAGTTCGTGTGGCAGCACTAGAGGATGTATTACTGGCACGGAAAGAAGGCGCGTCAGAAGGGTTAAATGCCCTGACAGTTCTCAGATTTACGTTCTGCTCCCCATTGTTAAGGGCTTGCCCAACATTAACAAAATCAAGCAATATAGAAGGAGGTGCAAAAATATCGTTGAAAACATTATTATATGTTACTGCGCCCGCGCTTCCGTCAAAATAGCACGATGCTTGCCAGTAATATTGAACACTTGTTCCAGAACTGCTGAATGTAACCGCTGTTCCGCCCTTATTGCGCGATACCTTGAACGTGTCTGCCGTTGGAACATCAACGACATAATATGGCGTTAGTTCAAACATTCCGGTTGGCACTACGGCAGCTATAAATGTCAGCATAGCCCCAACAGGAAGTCCGTGACCCACTGAAGTAAGCGTGTCGCCTGACACAGTGACAGATTTTAGAGCAGGCTGCGTTTCATTGTATAAGCCATTGAAAGTATTGCCGTAGGCATTCTTAGCGTAGACAACATAAATTGCGCCATTACCCTCAAGGGAAGTGCCAATAAAATTATTTCCCACAATCGCGGTAGCGGGAGCAGAGCCATCCATTAAAATATGATACTGCCCAGTTACGCGAGCTCCGCCTAATCGGAAGTTTCCGCCGTAAAAATTATTGGCGTTACACCAGCCGCCAGATCCGGGGGTAATGTAAATTATAACATCTGCGTAAGATGTTTGGCCAAGAAAGAAATCACAGTAAACACTTCCCTGCCCAATGCCGCCAAAGTGCATTGCACGCGCAAAATAATCAATGCGGCCAAAACGAACAACAGAAGCGTTAAGGTTTGCAATGCGAACGCCAGTAGAACCAGCCACAATAGTTGACAGGGTAGGTTTATAAACATCCGGTAACGTAATATCAGCCGTCGAAAGAAGGTCGCCAGAATTTGTCAATCCTACTGTGAGGACAGTTCCCGCGTATGCTGCTGGGACAAGAATACCTGCGCCATCAGATTGGACATTGCACTGCACCAAAAATGAAGTGGAAATCGACGGGACGTTATAAGTTCCGCCGGGGAACACAACAGTGCAACCGGGGTGTTGGATAGTTGCTACAAGGCCAGTGCGCTTAAGGCTATTTGCATATGTAAACGCAGCCGTAATTGCTGCCGTATCATCTGCAACGCCATCGCCTACAGCACCGAAGTCCTTGACCGATACAATCTCAGATAGCTTATCAGCTACCGTATACCCGCTTGTAAGCCCGCCGGTAAATGGTGGATAATATTCAATGCTGGTGGCGTTAATATTAGACCCAATTATGCCAGATACGTTATCGTAAGTACCAAGCAGAATGCCTGTTGAAGTTTCAATGACAAATTTATAACCCAAATTATCAGTCAGCCAAATTTCGCCGCCCGGTACGCGCCCTGCACTATCCAGAATAATGGGGTTTGCGTGTGGTGTAGCACCGGAAGAACTAGTGTAAGTTGCTTGTGGCGTAGTAGTGCCGGCAGCGTAAGTGTAAATCTTACCGCCTGTCAGAATGACGCCGTTGTTATCAAAAAACTGGCTTGCGGCGCCGCCTAAAGGTGAAAGGTTTACTGGCATTTGTTTTCCTTATGCGAGAAATTTCAGTTTATACAGCGTGCTGTAATACAGGCCGAAAATCTCGTCGATAATGTTCTGGATCGGCGTGCAATCCTTGTCGACCACCTTATACCGCATTTCCATCAGTTCGTCTACTTGGCCTTCGAGAAACTCAACGACGTTGTTCGTCTTCTTCGCTGACATGAGCGAAATCGGACCAATTAGGCCATATTTACCCTGATAGGCTTCGGCAAACTTGTCTGCCAAGTCGATAATGCCGTCATAAAACTCGTTCAGGGCGATGTGCTTGGAATAGCTGCGCGTGTTCAGGTGCGTCGAGTGAGCAACATCACGCGCCAAAAACAACATGCCGACAAAGTCTGCGCAACTCATTACATCATTCCTTCAGGGGGTTGTTCGGGCATTTCAGGTTCCATCATGGGCTGTTCCATTTCAGGCTGCTCCATCATGGGCTGCTGGGGCTGTTCTTGCTGCGCCTGCGCCATGATGTCTTCCATCTGGGGCACTTCGCGCATCTCTGGCGAACCGCCGATCAGGTCGCCTGTGTCCATCGCGGCAGCGATAGTACCCATGACGATGTCCTGAATTTGTTCTGGCGACATGCTGTTCTGCACCGCAGCGATACGCTTCGTCTCGGCGTTGTAGGCGTCAATCTCGGCCTTATACTCGTCGATGGCGATTTTCTGCTGCTCGGCACTGTCTTGGATATTCTCCATGATGTCCGTGACGCGGTTCAGTTCCATCGTCATGGCTTCAAGCTGCTGCTGTGCGGCCATCAGTTCGGGCGACTGGTCTCCATCCGACAAGACCTTCGGATCGAGGATTTTCTTGAAGCGTGCAGCCATTTCCTGCGCGCCCGGCCAGTCCATATTCTTGATGAACAGATCGCCCGCGACAGCCCAAAGCTGCGGGTTAGTCTGCAAAATCTG